GAATCGGTGTATTTGCTTTTTTTAGATTAGGATTACCAAGATAAATTTCACTCATGACAACTTACGTTTCTTGTCCAGCAAATAGCATGGGTTTTGATGGATCTATTGGTGAAGGACTGAAGTACATTACCACTGCTGTTGGATATACCTTTTGTACTTCTGTGGTCATTTCTGCTTTTGTTGGTCTTTTAAATGATGCAATGAACATTTGAGTATTAATTAACTTACCTCTCCAGTTAAGGACAATAGTATATGTTTTACCTCTCTCTTGAACACGAAGGTATGATTCATAAGTAAATGTTTTACCTTTAATTTGAGTTTCTGCCTCTGGATTTCTACCTTGAGGTTTCATCTTACCAAGTTTTATATTTCTTTTTGGTAATCCACCCTTACGAGTTCTTTTTAGTGTAGCACCTCCACCACCTTTTGTTTGTGTAATAACTGCATCCTGATCATATTTTTTACCAAGTGCCTTGACTGCTTTTTTAAATTTTCTTTTACCCATTTTGCCAGAAGTTACAACGTGACTTCTTTCTTTGACTTTTTTTTCTTGACCAGTTTTTTCGTCCTTTTCAAGATATTTTCCAGTTACTTTTGTTGCACCTTTTCCAAATTTTCCACGAATATCTTTATCTAATTGTTTTGCCCTTGCACGGTTTTCTTTCGCAGATTTATCACCACGACTTCCAGAAAGAATAGCCATACCTCCCTTATCTGCTTTACTTTTGATTCTTGAAAGACTACTTTCTTGTATGAATTCTTTAAATGATTTCATTCTTCTTCCTTTTCCACCTTATTATTTAGAACTCCATTCTTTAATAATTTTGAAAGTTCAGATGTTGATCCTACGAACAGTGCATTATTGACTGTTTTTGGTGAATCTTTTTCTTCTTTATTTAACTCTTTCATTTTTGATTGTAGATCAATTAATTTATCAGTTGTATCTCCGACACTTTTAATTAATTGTCCTGCAACTTCATATGCTCTAGGATGATCACTTCCCTGTGCTACTTCAAGAATACCATTTAGTGCTTCTTGCCCCTTTTCAATTAAAGAATATAAATTACCTCTTGAATATTCGTAATCGAGAGTAGAATCTTCCTTTTTTTCTACTTTTTCAATTTTATTTTCTTTTGATGTATCAACAGGTTCCACATCCAAAAATTCATCTATTTCATCAAACTTACTCATACATCAACTCCTTTTGTAGGACTATATGTTCTATAGTCAGGTAAATCAAATCTTTGTTCACTAAATCCAAAGTCATCACCAACTTCAACAAGTGCGTCATCAGCAGCATTTACTGCGTCAATTGCATCACCGTTTATATGAGTATCTATAGTTGTTCCATCTTCACCACGTTTTACTGTGATATTATTTCCATCAATTTCTTTAATAAACATTAGTTCATTACCGATTGCAATATAAGTATCTACAACTAAACTTGATGTATTTTGAACTAAGAATTTAATCTGAGTTTTTGTTATATCCTCTGCAAGTCTTGTAACTCCATCATCGTTGTAATCCTTGAGTGCTCTAGGTGTAGCAACATATCTCTTAGATCTTGTTGCAGTTCGAGTGTTTGAATCGGTATTATAATCAACTTGAACTTTCTTAATTAGTCCTGAACCAGAATCTGAGACTGGGCCAAATAAGTATGTCTTTGCAGTAAATGATAATGTGTGAGTTATAACTCTCTTTTGATCATACCCACTATCATAATTATCATCAAAGGTTACACTTTCTAGTACCATTGGTATATCTCTTTTTTCACCTATTGCCTTAACTAAATCTACAGTTAGATTGAATGATGGTTGAAAGAATGGTAATATTTGTTCAATAATCTGAAGTGAGTCTTCATTATACTGAGTCATTGCATATAACTTAAAACTTAAATTATATGGAACTGGCATGAATACTTTTCTTGCACTCTTTGACCCATCTTTTGTGAATGCCTTAAAAGTTTGCATTGTAGAGACTTTTCTTGCTGGATCATATGATATACCATCCATCTCAAATGCTAAACGAGGTAAAGTTATTGCAACTCTTTTTCTTAAATCTGGTTTCTGTTCTAATCTTGCTAGAAACTTTTCTGTTGGGCCATAAGCGATTGGAACTCTTACAGTTGAAAATGCACTACCTGCAGAAGTTTGATGTTTAATATCAATTTCATTAAAAAGAGTACCAAAGGCTATAATAGTCCTTCTGATTATTTCATGGTAATAATAGGTTCCTAACATATCTTAAACAGGACTTATCCAAACTATTTAGAAATCACCGAACGGATTGTCTTCAGTAAAGTCTATAATTGAGTCTGCTTCGGACTCAACAACTATATTTTCGTTATAAGTATCATATTCATCTTGATCAGATACATCCCTTACAATGTATTCTGAATCTGAACCTAATAGGGTGGTTCCAATACCAACAACAGACTCACCAACTGCAAATCCACTTCCAGCAATATTTGTGACTTTTAATATTCTATCATCACTATCCCAATCAGCAACAAACGCTGTTGTTCCAGTAGATACACCTCTGACCATTTCTTTAAACATATAATTTCCAGTTGCCAATCCAGCTCTTGCTGGTGGATCTATTGTTATAGTTGGAGTTGCAGTATATCCAATACCTGCAAATGTGTATCTAATTGAAGCAACTTGACCTAGAGTATTCACAATTGCGATTGCCTGTGCAGTTGATCCAATGCCAATATTTGTATCTAATCCAACAGGATTTATTGTAACATTTGGAACAATACCATAACTTGCACCTTCATTGGTAATAGTTGGTGTGTGTAATGTTCCCTCTGCTATAATAGCAGTTGCAGCAGCACCAGTTCCAAATACATTTTGACTTCGAATTGTAATTGTTGGTATAACTGTGTAACCAAAACCAGGATTTGTCAATTCAATACGATCTATTGATTGTCCACTTTGACCAGTTCTACTAGTCATAATTGCAACAGCAGTTGCGTTGATACCATCACTTGGGGCAGATGATATACCAACTAAAGGTGGAAGTGTATAACCTGTTCCGTCATTGACTAAATCAATCTTAACGATACCCTTACCAACGTTGGTGTTACCTGCATTTTTAGATAATTGAACTGTTGCTGTTGCTGTTGAAGCAGCAATACCAACCATACTTAACCTTGTAGTGAACCCAAATTCAACAGCTGCCTTATCTACTTCTTCAATTCCAACATCAATATTTTCATCAAGAGCATAATCCATTACCTCACAACTTAGAGTATAAACATAAAGATTATTTAATTGGTAAAATGGTTTTTTACCTTCAACATACTTAATTTCAAACATTGTGTTATCAAGAGGAAAATAAATTAAATCTCCTTCTTCAGGCCTTGTTGCTAATTCTATGTTGGTATCTGTACTTAAGAATGGACTGATGAAATCTTCATATCTTTCTTTTGATACTACAAATGTGACTGCATCTGTAGTTTGAACCCCAAATTTTTGTAGAATATCTCCATTACCCTCAAATCCTTGATAATTTAAAAGATATGCCTCCATACGGTAAGCATCATCAAAAGTAGAGGCAACAACCTCTTTCATAATTGTCTTTTTGTTTATAATTTTACGAGGAAGATAAACTATGTCTTGCCCATAAATTTTTAATTGCTCATTAATAAGATCTTGAACTAATCTCTGTTCACTTGAAGACCCTTGTAAAAAATACGGAGAAAGTGGCATGACATTATCCTATGAGATCAAGAGGTGGTATTTCGTATTCTGTTCTAAGTGAGTATTCAATTTCTTCAATTTCTTTTATAGCGTCTTCATATATCTGTCTTCCATTTAATTGAACTCCTCCAGGTAGCATTACACCTTGAAATTTAATTAAATTCATTCCCCATTGTTTTTTAATTGTAGCTGTAGCATATTTTTTTAACCAAAAATCATTGTAAATTGCAGGTGCATCTGATGGATCTAAAAGACGATACCCATCAATAATAATAAATGTATCGTCAGACAACTGCCCAAAATCAATATCAAGATATAATCTGTGATTCTTTTTGTTAAATCTTAATTGTGTGTCTGGAGTAATAATGCGACTTAAATCTTCTAGATAAGTTTTAGTCATCGCATAGTTCATCAAATCAAGTGCACCATAATAATATAAATCATTTAAAAATATTTGATATTTAATATTAAATAAACCACTAGATATTGTGCTTGCATCCATTTTAAGGACTCTTTCAACACCTAATACATGATCTGGTAACTGTATAAAATTTTGACTTTCTGTAAATGTTGTTGTGGTTATACCAACCGTAGAATTTGCAGTTGTCGTAGTAACTCCAGTTTTTAATGTTTCTCTATTTTCTTTTGTGATTTCATGTTTCAATAACATTCTTTCAACACCATCAAAGTGACGTTCTTGAAAGTATTGAATCGCATCATCAATTAAATCATCTATCTGATCTTCATCCACATTAATTTCCAGCACAGGATATCCCAGTCTTCTTAGACAGTAATCTATCAATCCTTGCCTTGTGGATGGCTTACTCATTTCTTAATTCCTCTTTTAGGACTCTGTAATTCATCAAATTTTTGCTTTAAATCCATGTAGTCTTTTGTCATGGATTCCATTTTTGCCTCTAATAATATATTTTGATTAACTAATGTTGATAATTTCTTATGGTAATGATTAATCAAAATATTCACATCAACTTCACTGTTCATAGTATCAGAATTGACCTCCATCAATTGTTGTTGTCCACTTCGGTATGCCACTGGCATCCGTTGTGAGTATAAAGTTAGAAGTA